CTGGTTTTTCTTTCATTAATTTATCCTCCTTTTGATTTATTGAAGCCATGCAACTATACTATACCTCGTTCCTTTTGTTATAGGTTCTATACCATGAGGGTACATAAAATTACTTGGAAAAAATACAATTGAACCTTTAGTTAATTTTAATCTTTTAATTTCTTTTTCTTTTTGATCTGCAAATATTAAATCTCCACCTTCATAATTATCATTTAAATTCATAATAACACTTAAGTGTCTAGCAGTAGTGCTAAAATGATCTGTGTGAAAATTATACTTACCTCCAATTTCATATTTTAAAAGATCTATTTGATTAATTATATTGCTTTTCATTATAGGAAATTTTGCTTTGTAGTAAATATATAATCTTTCTATTTCTGTTTTTATAAAATTCCAATAAAATTTATTCGTAGTAGTGTGATCATTTAAAGAATAGCCTTTTACATTTCTGATATTTTTATCCACTCCTTTATTAATTCCTAAATGAGTTTTACTTTTTTTATTTATGAAAGGTATTGTTTTATCTATAAAAGCAGGGTCTATTATATTTTTTATCTCAACAATTGCTTCTAAATGATCCATTATTATGCTACTTTCTTTATCTATAAAACTACTATATAACGCACTATATGCTACAAAAATTAAATTTCAAGCCTGGTTTCGACAAACAAATCACTGAGTCTGGTGCAGAATCGCAGTGGGTTGATGGAGACTTTGTTAGATTTAGATATGGACTACCTGAAAAGATAGGTGGTTGGTCACAGTTAACTACAAATAATAATACATTACCTGGAGCAGCAAGAGCACAACATGATTTTACTTCTATAACAGGTGAACAATATGCCGCTATAGGAACTTCTCAAGGTTTGTTTTTATTTAATGACAACCGGTTTTATGATATTACTCCATTAGATACAGCGATTACTGGCGCTACATTTACATCAGTATCTGGTTCTACAACAGTTACAGTTAATAAAACAGCTCATGGATTAGCAAATGGGAGATATGTAAAATTTTCTTCTGTTACTGTTCCTACAGGTTCTGGTTACACAACAACTGTTTTTGAAGATAATACTTTTGAAATAAGAAATGTGACTTCAAACACATTTGAAATTATTATGCCTACTACCTCAGCAGGTAGTTCTTCAGGTACAGGATCTGCACAAATTGATCCGTATGTATTCGTAGGTACAACTTTCCAAACTGCAGGTCTTGGTTGGGGTACAGCTGCATGGGCTGGATCTTCTGGATTTACAAATACTTTAAATGGTGCTTTGAATGATGACACTGCTGGTACAGGAGGATCAGGTACAAGTATTACATTAACATCAACAACTGGTTTTCCGTTAACAGGAGTTATAAAAGTAGGAGCAGAATTTATTTCTTATACGGGAGTAACTGGTAATGATTTAACAGGTATAACAAGAGCTGTAGCAGGAACTAGGTCAGCGCACAGTAGTGGTGCTACGGTTGAATATTATATTGGATGGGGATCAGCTTCTTTATCTTCTAACGTGGTTTTTGATGCAGGCCTCTGGAGCCTCGATAACTTTGGTCAAATATTAATTGCAACAATTCATGGTGGTAAAACATTTACTTGGAATGCAGGTGCAAACAATCCAAAAAATAATAGAGCAACTGTAATGGCTAACGCACCAACTGCTAGTAGATTAACACAAGTTTCTGATAGAGATAGACACGTGTTTCATTTTGGAACTGAAACAACTATTGGAGATGTAACAACTTTAGATCCTATGTTTATTAGATTTAGTGATCAAGAAAACTTTAATGAATATCAACCAACTGCTACTAACACGGCAGGTAGTTTTAGATTAGATAAAGGTAATAGAATTATTGCTGCTGTTTCAGGTAAAGACTATACATTAGTATTAACTGATCTTGCAGCTTATGTTATTCAATATGTAGGACCTCCTTTTACTTTCTCTTTAAAACAAGTTGGTACTAACTGTGGATGCATTGGACAGAACGCTTTAACTTATTCTAATGGTGAAGTATACTGGATGTCTAGTGAAGGTGGCTTCTTTAAGTTTGATGGTACAGTTAAATACATACCTTGTTTAGTAGAAGACTTTGTGTTTACTACAAACGGTGATCACCTTGGACTTAATTATACTTCAGGCCCTCTTGTTTATTCTGAACACAATAATTTATATAATGAAATTAATTGGTTCTATCCTAAAAATGGTTCTTCACAAATAGATAGATGCGTAACATATAATTATGCAGAGAATTTATTTACTACAAGTTCTTTAGCTAGAACTAGCTATTTAGATCAAGGTGTATTTGAACTTCCTTATGCAACTGAGTACGATAAGACAGCTACACCTAATTTTGATATACAAGGAATTACAAATACTTTTGGTGCATCTACATATTATGAACATGAAAAAGGAACTGATCAAGTAAACAGTTCTGGTACTACTTCTATTGATGCTTTTATTCAATCAGGGGATTATGATATTACTAGCTCTTCTAGCTTCTCATCTTCAGGTGTTGCTAATTTTAGCGGAGATGGTGAGTTTATAATGTCTGTAAAAAGATTTATACCAGACTTTCAAGTGTTAACTGGTAACTCTAAAATTACTTTGCTATTAAACAATTATCCAACAGGCACAGCTGCAAGCTCACCACTTGGACCCTTTACAATAAGCTCATCTACTGATAAAGTAGACACTCGTGCAAGAGCAAGATTAGTAGCACTTAAAATAGAATGTGATGCTGTGGGTGAAACATGGCGTTACGGTACACTAAGACTTGACGCAAAACCAGATGGAAGAAGATAATGGCTATAAATTTTAATAGGGACAATACAGGTATTTTTAGTGTAAACGATGCTTTTGATAATAGTAATGATCAAATAGCATTTCTTGGATTTGGAAAAAGTGATGAAGAAAAAGCGTTAGAAAAAATACAAGAATTAAGAGAACAACAAAATAAAATAACCGGAGGCATGCAAGGGGATGTCTTAGAAGAATTAAAAGAAATAAACCCATCAAAATATAATCAAATTCAAGAATTAGAAAAAGAAATAGAAAACTTACAACAACAATTTCCTGAAGATACAACTATTCAAGAAGCCTCTTTAACTAACGAATTTGGTTTTCCTTTAACAGCACAACGTTCAGCAGGGTCATATGGATACCCTACCACTACTATGAGTGACGTACAGATGTTGCAAAATACTTTTGCACCTTCAGCATCTCAAGTTGGTAGAAGTAATATAGATATAGCAGCACCAATGAGTTTAAGAAATTTTGCACCTTTTCCAGGTTTACAAAGCACAGGTGTAGCACCTTTTCCAGGTTTACAAAGAACAGGTATCATACAACAGGCACCAAGTAATTTTACTGGCGCACCTTTTACAGATGATGCTGGTATTACTATTGATGCTTATGATGAGTTTCCTCAACAAGAAAAAAAATCTAAAGGTATAGGTAGTTTATTTGAATTTTTATCTAGGTTTAGCCCTGTACGTGGCATAGCAAAATTATTAGAACCACTTAATGCAAGAATACAATCAACAGATTTTGCAAAATCTTCTAACTTTGCAGAGTACCTTCAAAGAAGAAGAGATAGAAAAGCTAGAGAACAGGCTGCAATAAGAGGAACAGAAAAACAAAAGATGAAAGATAGAAGAGAGTTTGATCAAAACTTTAAAGGTCTTTTTTCTGGTCAAGGTCAAGGAGACGGACCACGAGGAGATGCATTTGGTGGAGACAGAGGAGTTGGACAAGACGCAGGTACTTCTGGAGGAACTGGAGGAAGAAGGGGTGGCGCAGGAAAATTTAGATAATGGCTAAAGTAACCGCATATATACCAGAACCTAAACAAGAATATGATGTAGAAAATCAAAGACAAATTCTACAATCAATTGAAACTATTAAAATGGAATTAAATTTTGCTTTTCAAAATGACTTGAAAGAAGAACAAGATGCATATAATTACTTTTTATCCTAATGACTATACAATATAAAAATCAAGGTTTTAAACAAGCTGATACAGCTAAAGCAACGGTGCTTACTTGCCCTACTAGTGGAGCAATTATAATTAAAAGTGTTTATTGTGCAAATAACGATGCATCATCAGCTATTGTAGTAAATATGAATTTAGTTGATTCATCTGATTCAAACACTGAGTATGAATTTTTTAGAGATGACGTAGCAGCTAAGTCACAAGTAAATGCTGCACCTCAAGGCTTGAATTTAGAAGCAGGAGATGCTATAACAGTGCAAGCAGCGACGGGCAGTAATAAAATACAAGGCGCCATAAGTTATGCTTTAATAGACAGGTCACAACAAAATGGATAATGATATATTAAAAATAAATTGTACAACAGTAGTTACAATTAGAAATGTTAAGTCAGGTAAAATTTATAAAGATGAAGCAGAAAGAGATGCGGATATAAATGATCCTAATACAGAAACGAAAGCAGATCACGTGGTACAAGATCTAACAGTTCAAGTATCACCAAAAGGTCTAAACTTATTACAGAAAGCAATGAGCAAAAATGATAATAAATCAAGCACCTAAAGGTGGCACCGAGTTACAATTTAACTATTTAGAAAAATACGTTGATAAAGAGTTATTAGATCAAGTACAAATAACAACTTCAATACCTGAAAAGATTCCATTGCATCCAACCAAGGTAAATATACTTTGGCAAAAAAATTCTTATGATCAACCGAATCTGGCACCATGGTTCAAAGATAAAAGTAATCATTACAAGTATGATTGGTATGTATTTAATTCACATTGGAACTTTGAAAAATTTAGAATGATGTTTGGATTACCTTTAGAAAAATGTGTTGTTATAAAAAATGGTATAGATAATATACAAAAAGCTAAACACTATAAAGAAGGTGAACCTATAAAAATTATTCACCAAAATACACCTTGGAGAGGTTTGTCTGTTTTACTAGGTGCAATGCAATTAGTAGAAAATCCTTTGATTAGTTTAGATGTATATTCTTCTACAGAAGTGTATGGAAAAAATTTTTATGAACAGAATGATCACAACTTTACAGAGTTATACGAACAAGCAAAAGCTTTACCTAATGTGAACTACATAGGTTACAAGCCTAATGATTATATAAAATCAAACATGCACAAATATAATATGTATGTGTATCCTAGTATCTTTGAAGAAACATCTTGTATATCTTTGCTAGAATGTATGTCCGGTGGTTTGTACTGTGTTACAACAAATCTAGGGGCATTATTTGAAACAGGTGCAGAGTTTCCAATGTATATACCTTACGATGATAACCATAGAAGATTAGCAGAAAAGTTTGCTTTTGGTATAGAAGCTGCAGCAAATACTTTACATGATCCTCAGATACATAATCATGTAGACTCACAATCACATTATGTAAATATTTATTACAATTGGAATAAAATAGCCAATGGTTGGACTAGATTTTTAAAAGGAGCTATTAATGCAAAATCCAAATAAACCTATTTGGTTTGATAAACCAGAAGAAAAAGTAACAGAGATAAATGTAGGTGATGCTTCTCCATATAAAATAATGGTATGTACACCTTGCCATAGTGATACCTCAATGCATTACACACAAGCAGTTTTAAAGTTTCAACAAGAATGTATGATGAAAAAAATAATGGTTAGTTTTACTTTGTTAAAATCCTCTTTAGTTACACAAGGTAGAAATTTATGTGTAGCAGAAACATTAAATCACCCTGACAATTATACACATCTTTTATTTATAGATTCAGATATTGACTTTGAGTTTTCTACAATAGAAAAAATGTTGAAAGCTGATAAAGATGTTATCTCATGTCCTTATCCTATGAAGATGTTAGATTGGGATAAAGTATGGAGAAGAATAAATAATAAACAAGACGCCATTACATCTGCACAAGACTTATCAAGAGCAGGTTTTACTTATCCAATTAAAGTAAAAGATAATCATAATATAATAGCTGAGAAAGGTATTATAGAAGTAACACATGCTCCAACAGGGTGCATGTTAATTAAAAGAAAAGTATTAGAGGATATGATAAAACAATACCCTCAGTTAGAAATATTTCAACCTACATACATTAACGGTAAAGAAGAAAAGAAACCAAATATGTATAACCTTTTTGATACAATACATGACCCTACAACTAAACGTTATTTTGGTGAAGACTTTGGTTTTTGTCAAAGATGGGGTGATATGGGTGGTAAAGTACATATCTATGTAATGGATGTAATAACACATGTTGGAGAGTTTCAATATTGTGGTAGATTTTATGATGATTTATATCAAGGTCACAGGCCAGCAAAACATGCCAAACCGCTTGACGAAGATACAAAAATCAAATAAAGTGTAGTATTTTCAGGACTTCTATGCCTGCTTTTAACTTTTTTAAATATATAAACTATGACAAGATTCGCAAGTCCACAAGCAGCAGCGCTAGCGCAACAAATAGATCCACAGATGGCAGCTGGAGGAGGACCAACTTCATCTTCAACAATGCCTATGTTGGCTGGTCTTTTACAACAAGGCGGAGGAAGACGTATTCAAGATTTAGGTGAGAGCGGTAGTATTTATCCTAGATTAAATAGTTTAAGTTCAAGCATAGATTCTGCTGAACAAGAGTTACAAGGTATTAATACATCTATAGATTCATTACAAAGTCAAATAGGTCAACCTTCAGGAGGACAAATAAGTCCATTGCAAACTGCTGAAGGAGTTGGTCCTAGAATACCAGCTCTAGGAGGAGGTTTAGGACCAGCTGTTAATAATTTTATAGCTCCTCTTAATCCTAGACCTGCTGTAGATGCACCTGGAGGAATGCAAAGCATCGCCGGAGTTGGTGATCCTAGATTAGGTGCAGTACAAATACCTGGTAACCTAATGCAAATGATGATGAGAGGTCAAAGCTCTAGGTTTGGATTTGCTGATGGTGGTATGGAAACAGACAGACAAGAGTATGGATTAGGAAGTATAGTTAAAGGAATTAAAAAAGGAGTTAAAGGTTTAGTTAAAGGCGTAGGAAATGTAATTAAATCTCCTTTAGGATTAGCAGCTATAGGTTTAGGTATTAATGCTTTTGGGCTACCTTTTGGTCTTGGAGGTAAAGGTTTTTTAGGAAATATTGGTTTACCCTCTCTTTTTAAAAAATCTGTAGGTGAAGGTGCAGCATTAAAAAACTTTGGTAAAGTATTTTTAGGAGGTTCTGCATTAGGAGCATTAGCCGGAATGGGTGAAGAAGAACAAGAAATGATTACAAGAGATGTAAGTTCTTTAAGAAAATACTTAACAGGTTATTATCAAAATTTAGGTTACACTGCAGACCAAATAGCAGAAGCTGTTGAAAGAGATACCTCTGAATATTCATCAGGTCAAGGTGGCTATGCAGACGGTGGTCGTATTGGTTATGCTATGGGAACTGATCAAAAAGTAGAGATGGCATCAGGCATCGAGAGCCTACCTATTAATATTAACCCTAAAGGTGTTAAAGAATTAGACCTTAGAGAAACAGGTGGATTTATTCCTCCAGTTGGTGTAAAAGAAAAAGCAGATGATATCCCAGCGATGTTATCTAATAACGAATTTGTATTTACCGCTGATGCTGTAAGAAATGCAGGCGGAGGAGATATTAATAAAGGTGCTCAACTTATGTATGACACAATGAAAAAACTAGAATCGAGAGTAGTATAATGGCTGTACAACAAACACAAGTATTACCACCAGAGTTTATAGAGGCAGGCGGTAAAACTTTTTTAGACATGCTTTCAAAAGCAGTCGGTGGTTATAAAGGTGCTGATCTCTCTAAAGTATTTGGTCCACAGTTTGTAGCAGGTAAAGATAAGTTACAACAACAAGCAGAAAATTTAGCTGTTTCAGGTATTGGTGCTTATCAACCGTTTTTAAATCAAGCTCAACAAGCTCAACAACAAGCAGGTGTATTAGCAGGACAAGCAGGTCAGTTTATGGGACCTAGTGCATACAAACAATTTATGTCTCCATATCAACAAGATGTTATTGATACAACTCTTGCTGAATTTGATGTTCAAGCTAAAAAAGGAGCACAAGGTGTGCCAGCAGCTGCAATTGCAGCGGGTGCCTTTGGTGGTGGTAGAGAAGGTGTACAAAGAGCAGAATATCAATCTACATCAGATAGAAACAGAGCAGGTATACAAGCACAATTATTACAACAAGGTTTTGGCCAAGCTCAAAATGCGGCACAACAAGCTTTTCAAAATCAACAACAACTAGCTCAACAACAATTAGGATTAGGTCAAGCTGCTCTAGGATTAGGTTCAGCACAACAAGGATTTATGGGTCAAGACATTGGAGCTCTTTCTAGTTTAGGTGCACAGAACCAAGCGCAGAACCAAGCACAATTAACAGCTCAACAACAACTATTACAACAACAATTAATGCAACCTTTAACTGCAGCTAATCAATATGGTTCAGGGGTAACTAGTTTAATATCAGGATACCCAGGACAAACACAACAAACATTCACTCCTACTCCTGGAATAATGCAAACAGCTTTAGGAACAGGAGCAACTCTAGCCGGCATATACAAAGGTTTTGGACTAGGAAACTAATGAAAACATTAAGACGACCTATGTTTAGAAAAGGTGGTAACGTCGGTGACGGTATCATGACTGGTATTGTGGACAGAAGTAATTATGATGTAGGATCTTCTAACCCTGCATTAAACGTTGGAGAAAAAGACATTACAGATTTTATTTCTTTAGTTAGAGGTGGTGGACAAGACATGAGTTCTGATCCAGCTACAGATTTCTTATTACAATTTGGACCAAACTTATTAACTCAAACACCTCAAGGTTCAGGTTTTGCAGGACTTATAAGAACTTCTGCTGCTGCAGCTAAAGACCCAATAAAAGATTTAATTAAAACTAGAAGATCAAAAGACAGTGAAAATATTGCACTAAGAGCTAAAGCTATAGATACTTTAGGAACAGATAATCTTGCAAAAATTAGAAAGCAAGCTGAAATATCTATAGGGCCACAATTAGATATGGAAACTACAGAAGAATATAATGCAAGATTAAATTCTAAAATGAAAGAATTTATAGACTCCACTTATAGAAAACCTTCTGATTTTTTAAAAACAGATTCACCTGAAGAAAAAGTATTTAGTTATGCGGAGAGTATGGTTAAAGCAGGAGACATGAAAGATATGCCTACTGCTAAAAACAGAGCTAACTTTGAACTAAGTGATTTTGATAAGTTAAAAGCTGCAAAAGTAAATATACAATTACCGAGAGCTAAAAAATTATTTTCAACTAAAAAACCTAATCAATTAAAAAGAAATGTTGCTCAAGGTGTATACTATGATGATATTACAGATACCTATACTAGAGTAATTGCTAGAGATGGTAAACTTGAATACGTAAGAGGCATTACATTTGAAGAACTAATACAAAACTAGGAGGCTAAATGGCATTAGAAAATTATGATCCAGAAGGCTTCATGGGTTTAGCTGATGAAGAATTAGGTAATGAAAGAAATGCTTTTAGTGCAGCTCTAGCAGGTGTAGCTTCAGGGTTAATTAAAGTACCTGAGGGTGTGGTTTCATTAGGAGCAGAGTTAATTGATTTAGGAGCAGGTACAGATCTTGCAACAGACGTAGAAGTATTTTTTGATAAACTAAACCCATTTGAAGAAATAGCACAAGAAAAAGCAGCAGGTAGATTAACAGAAGCATTGGTGCAAATTGGTATACCTGGATCAATAGGTTTTAGTGTTGCTCGTAAGATGGCAACAAAAGCTTTATCAGGTAAAAAAGCAAATAAATATTTAGATCTTAAAAGACCTGACTTATTAAAAGGTGCAGGTAAAGCTGATGAATTAAATAGAGCAGCTAAAACAAAAAGATTTGCAGCAGCAGTTGCTGGAGGTGCAGCGGGGGAAACGCTTGTAACAGATGTTGAAAATATTGGAAGTATTGGAGACGTAATAGGAGGACCAACAGAACTAGATAATGAAGAGTTAGCTGATCCTTCTAAAGATGCTGGTAGAAAATTATTAAATAGGGTTAAATTTGGAGGCGAGTCTTTGTTTCTTACACCGGTTGTTTATGGTGTAGGTAAAGGTATTAAAGCAGCTGCCACTACTGGTAAATATATTGAGTTTAGTAATTCTAAATTAGATCAATTTTTTAATAAAATATTTAGTGCGGTGAGAGCAAGAGGTGCTAAACCACAAAAAATATTTGAAGAGAAAATGGCTGAAAAAGGAGCCACAATGGCTGATACAAATGAAGCTATGAAATTAGTTAAAGAGTTTGACAAACCTCTTAATAAAATGTTTCCAACTATAAAAACTACTTTTAATCAATCAACTGGTAAAGAAAAAGCAGAAATATTAGAAACTCTTAATGATGCTATGTTCTCTGGAGACTTAACTAAAGGAATCAAAGACGATGTAGTAATGGATCTCACAGAAAAATTAAAAATAAAAGGATTAAAAAGACCAGAGATTAATCAATTGTTTGGAACTTTAGGTAAAGCAAGAGAAGCATTTACTACTCTTATTTCTACAGCCTCTAAATTAGGTGGAGACATGAAAAATATTACACCATTAAAATCTATTATGGGACAAAGGGTAAAAGATTATTTAGGTGGCACGTATAGAATATTTGAAGAGAAACCTATACTACCTTTTGTTAGATATACACCAACAGGAGATGCTTACAAAAATGCTAGAGAATTATTTATAAGATATGCAGCTAAATCTGGTAAACCATTTGCAAGTGTTAACCAGGTTGATGAACAATTAAATAGATTAATTGATACAGCTATAGCAGCTAAGAAACCAAACTCTTTACCTTTCTTTAAATACACATCAAGAACAGCAGAGGCTGATGATACTTTAACTCAAAAATTTTTTAAACAAGTATTAGTAAAAGACGCTGAAGGTAAAGTGTTAACTGGTAAAAGAAGAACATCGGCTCTTAGAGGAGCTGGTAGAAAAGGTGACATCATCGAACCCATTGGTAAAGGTAGTAAAGTATTTAGAGAATTTTTTGGTGAGATGAATGATCCTAGATTTTCATTGTACAATGGAATGACAAGACTATCTTCAGTTGCTAGAAAAAATCAAATGTTTCAAAGGTTAGATGATCAAGATTATTTTAGAAAACAAGTTGTAAAAGAAATAGAAAAAGGTGGGGGAGTTGTTGCACCAGGGACCAAAGGTTTTTTCTTTGGAACTAGAAATTTAGCAGAGGACGCTTTGCCTAATCAAGAAATTGTAAAACTAGATGATTATGTAGCAAACGCATTTAAAGATGACTACGCAATAAATCCTTTAGCAGGTAAATATACATCAAGAGCTATTGCTGATGCATTATCAGAAAGTGGTAAAATTTTAAAATTTTTATTTGAACCAAGAAAAGATGCAACAGGCGTCGAGAAACTAGCAACATGGGGTTATCGTAATTTAATTTTATTTCCAAAAGCTGCATCACAAGTAGCTAAAACAATTCTTGCACCGGTAACTCACTTTAGAAATATATTCTCTGCAACAGGATTCTCTGCCGCCAATGGTATTTTTTTTGAAAATCCTGCGGTAGTTGCAAAAGCATTTAATGAAGCTCTTAAAACAGTAGAACCTGGCGCAGGTATTAAAAAGTTTGCATCTAAATATACTCCATACAAATACAGTGAGAAAGATTTTCAAGAAGCATATAGAAAATTTTTAAGACTAGGTGTTGTTAACTCACAAACAAATGTAAATGATTTTAGAAATATATTAGGAGACATTGGTTATGGTGGTAATTTAAATTTAGAAAAACCACTAGAGTCTATGGGTAGAAAACTTTTAGGTTCAGCTACACGTGGAGCTAAAGCTGTAATGAAAGGTGCCGAAGATTTATATACAGCTGAGGATGATTTGTTTAAAATAGCTAACTATGCTGTAGAAAGATACAGATTAAAAAATGCATATAGCAGAGCTGGTAGAGAGTTTACAGAGGAAATGTTAGATAATGAAGCAGCTGATATTGTAAGAAATACAGTTCCAAACTATGCTTATGTATCTGATACTGTTAGAGCGTTAAGACGTTTACCTCTTGGTACGTTCATGTCTTTCCCATCTGAAATATTAAGAACAACAACTAACATTGGTCAAAGAGCTATTAGAGAAATAAAAGATCCAGCGTTAAGAAACATTGGTATTAAAAGATTACTAGGTATGACAACTGTATTAGCTGCAGCTCCTTATGGAATACAAAAAGGTTTCCAATCTTTATACGATGTAACCAACGATGAATTAGAAGCTATTAAAAGATACTTACCTAAATGGTCAGAAAACTCAACTATTTTACCTATTAGAGATGAAGAAACAGGTGAGTTAAAATACATAGACTTTAGTCATGGTAATGCATATGACGTGGCTATTAGACCATTACAAACTTTATTAAACAATATTCAAAACGGAATAGAAGATGAAGAAGTTTTAATGAAAGGTTTGTTAACAGGTATGTCAGAGGCTGCTGGTGAACTTGCATCACCATTTATATCTGAATCTATTTACACAGAAGCTTTAACAGATTTAACATTAAGAAATGGAGTAACAGATGATGGTAGAGCATTATATACTGATCAAACTCCAGGCGGTGATAAAATTAAAATTGGAATAGACCATCTTGCACAATCAATGCTACCTTTTTCATACCCACAATTAACAAGATTATATCAAGCAGCTATGGATAAACCATCAAAACGTGGTGAGTTTTTTGAATTACCAGATGAACTTTTAGGTTTTGCCGGGTATAGAGCTGTTAAGTTAGATCCTATAAGATCAATGGGATTTAAGATTGCTCAGTATCAAAGAGGTATTAGAGAATCTAGAGGTTTATTTACAGGTGGTGGACTTGGTGATTCATTATTATCAGGTGGTCCAAAAACACCTGTAGAAGTTATTGATAGATACATAAAAGCTAATCAAGCAAGATTTAATGTACAAAAAGAAATGTTAAAAGATCTTCAAGCTGCAGATTTATTAAATGCAGATGAGGATGAAATATCTAGAGAGTTTAGAGAAAGACAATTGAGAGGAGATTATAACGATATTATAAATGACAGGTTTGATCCCTACTATCCATCAAGAAATATTAGAAAAGAATTTGCTGAAATAGCAGATAGAATTGGTGAAGAAAATCCATTTGAAGAAGTAGAAGATATTATACTAGACATTAGAGATGATTTAAGAGACTTATCTTTAGAAGAGAATTTTGATATAGATATTACAACATACATAGATGACGATATGTTTTCTGCAGGAATACAAACACCGCCTTTACCAGGTAATGTAACTTCAGCTATGCCTAATCCACAAGTAATACAAACAGCTCAAGCTAACTTAAATAACGTGCCAAATAATGGAGGATTGACCTCAGTAGAGAATGCTTTATTATCTGAAGAAGAAAAACAAATAAGATTAAGACAACGTGGAATAATTACATAATGCCAAACGGAGATAAACTTAAACCCAAAAATACAAGAGAGCATTTGCTATCTATTTATGGCTACATAACAGGATTAAAAAAAGATGTTAAACACATGCATGATGGTATACACGATTTGGGCGGTAAGATAGACAAGATCTATTGGGTGTTATTGGGTACTGTTGGGGCAGTATCACTTCTGCTGTTAGAGAAAGCTTTGGACAAAGGATTATTTTAAATCCAATCTTTTAAATCTTCACCCATAATTTGAGTTGCAATATTTACTTTGTCACGAAGAGCCTTAACAATTTTTGTATCAACTGTATCTTCAGTGATAATATCAATATAAGTCATTGGATAGTTTTGTCCAATACGATCAATACGTGCTTCTGACTGCAAACGTTTTTCTAAATCATAACCATTAGAAAAATAAATCATTGTACTTGCAGCAGTTAAAGTAATGCCGTACCCACCTGTTTGAGTTGTACCTACAAAGAATCTACATTTAGGATCTTCTTGAAATTTTTTTATATTTTCTTGTCTCTCTTCTTGAGGTGTTAAACCATAATAGTCTACTACAATATCATCACTCTCATATTTTTTTCTAATAGTTTTTATAATTGTATCTACGTCTTTTTGATAGTTAGACCATATAACAGCTTTACCTTCTAACTCAGAAAGTATTTCCATAAGTTCTGTTACTCTATGATTAGGTATATCTAATATCTCTCCATCATCAGATGTATAGTGACCACAAGAAATTTGATGCAGTCTCATTAATTGAACCATAACATTATTAGTAGTTAAAGTTTTACCATCAAGTTGTGCCATTGCATATTTTTTCATTTCTTTGTAAACTTTTTCTTGTTGAGGTGTCATAGTAATTTGACGTTTCATAAAAGTTTTATTAGGTAAGTCTAGACAATCATCTTTTAATACACGCATTGAAAAGGGTTCAATTAATCTAGACAGTTCTCCAAGATTTCTGTGACCTGTTACTATATTCACACTTCTAGATCCAAGGTTAATAGATTTCATAATAGAATACCTTGCTCTAAAATCATAAAAAGAATCTGTTTTTAAGAGCCAGGGTTCAAGGAACTCACATTGACTAAATAAATCTAATGGTGAATTAGTTACAGGTGAACCTGTTAATATTCTTCTGTACTTAGCAAGATCTCTTAGCTTTAAAATATTTTTAGTTCTGTTAGCACCAGGTGTTTTTATACTTGTAGATTCATCTATTGCCATCATAGCATTGTGACAACTTAAAAATCTACGAGCAAATGCTTTACCAAAATCATATGAAAAAGCTTCTACATTCATGATTAAAATATGAAACTCTGTACCAGTTTGTAACACAGAATTTATTTTCTTTTCTTGTCCAATAGTTTTGTCAGAACTTTTCCAAAGGACAACTTTTTTATTTATATAATCTGGTAGGTGAGTAGGTATTTGATCTTCATACCAATTTTTATATACACCTTTAGGTGCAATAAGAAGTAAGCCATTTATTTTACCTTGATTGTATAAATAAGCAGCATTATCAATTAATACTTTTGACTTACCAGTACCCATCTCCATAAAATACGCAAAATATTTTTCTTCACAAGAACGTTCTAACGCTTTTAATTGATGAGCATAAGGCTCAGTTTTAAATTTGTAGTTAATCATTTACTTTTCTTTCTAAAAAGTTATATAATGTATAGAAAGTATAAAGTCAATGAACAAAATTTATTTAGTACAAGACATTCCATTAGATAGAGAAACAGGTCAACCTAAAATTGATATTACCCCTGCAATAAAATATGGCGAAATTAAGGTTATGTTTCCAAGATTAAAACAAATGCAGTTTTCACCAGGACCATTGGTTTTAGAAATAAAAAATTCTTTAAAAGATTTTACCTCTGATGACTATTTGTTACTTTATGGTGACCCTGCTATTATTGGTGTAGTGTGTGCAGTAGTTTCAGAAATGACAAACGGTAAATTTAAATATTTAAAATACGATAGAACACAAAAAGGTTACTACCCTATTGAATTAAATATTTTTCAAAAGTAGTTGACAACATAAAATTCTCCTATATATACGATAGTGCAAATATAAATTTAAACTATTAAACTATTAAGGAGTAACATGACTATAAATCTTAGGGATCATGCACCTAGTCAGGTGACACAAACAGATCCAGAAAAACTTTCCGACGAAATAAAAAAACTTCAAGACATCCAACAAGAAATACAAAATTATAAAGATAGAATTAAAGATCTAGAAGAAAATGAAAGCTATTTATCTGAAGTAATAATTCCAGATATGATGCTTGCTATGAATCTTAAAACAATGAAACTAAAAGATGGTTCAGAGTTAGAAATAGATAATAAATTTTTTGCCACTGCACTTGCCCCAAAAAGAGCAGAGGCATATCAATGGCTTCGAGAGAACGGACTAGGCAACATTGTGAAAAATGAAATCACAGTGAGGTTTGGAAAGGACGAAGACAACGAGGCGCAGCAATATGCTGACCTCGCAAAAGGTCAAGGTTATCAACCGGAACAAAAAGTTTCAGTGAATGCCGGGACCCTTAGAGTTGCTTTGAGGGATCTCCACGAACGTGGTGGTAAGATACCCTCAGAGTATTTCAGTACGTTTGCTGGCTATCGAACAAAGATAACTAACAAACCTAAATCAACAGACTAACAGACTAACAAGGAGTAACTATGGAAAGTCAAGTAGCAAAGAAGACTAATGCGGGTGCATTAGCAACAATAAATCTCAGAGAGCATGCTGGGAAAGGATCAGAGGAAATTAAGAACGACGATGTTTCGACACCGATCTTAAAAATTCTTCATCAACTTTCTCCAGAGTGTAACGAAAGAGATGCCAAACATGTAGAAGGAGCTAAACCTGGTATGATTTACGCATCAGGTTTTGGTAAACTTATAGATGGGGAAGAGGGATTACAAGTTGTAATTGCTCACTCTCAAACTAGGTATCCTGAGTGGCAGGAGAGAGGCGATAGTGCTTCTGCTCCAGTAGGAACACATTTAGATATTCCTGCTGATGCTACGGAGGAAAAGAATGGAAGATACAGATTACCAAACGGTAATTATGTTGAGAAGACTGCATACTTTTATGCATTAGCATTGGTAGATGGTGAACCAAAACCTGCAGTAATCCCAATGAGATCTTCTAATCTATCTCCGGCGAGGGAGTTAAACAACCTAATCAAGAATCTTAGATTCACAGATGATCAAGGTCCGTTTAATCCTGCAAGTTATTCAGCTGTATATAAATTAAATACAGTTGGCAAAACTGCGGGCAGCAAAAGCTGGCATGTTTACAAACCATCAAGAGAAAGAAATCTTGATATGGGTAACAAAGATGATGCAGCAATATTTGAGATAGCAGCAAAACTTCAAGAACAAGTTTCTAAAGGTACTGCTAAACCTAAATATGATGCTAGTCAAAAGAAACAAGACATAGTATAATAAGTTGTTATAACAGAGGCGCTGAAGGGAGACTGGAGGCGCCTTATTTTATGAAAGATTTTAAAAAATATTTTAGTGGACTAGAAAGAGACTTTGGTTTCTGTAATGTAAACAATGGCTACCATGATCCACAAACAAACAAATTAAAATTTGATCCAGGTGATTATGGTTGGTCAAAAAGAAGTATATCTGAAAAAGATTACGAAGATCATTTAGAAGGTAAACGTGCAATAGGTATACAAGCATGTGATGATAATGGCATGGCTAGCTTTGGAGCAATAGATATTGATCCATCTGATTATTCTAGTTTTGATATTGGACATTATTTAAAAGTAATTGAAGATAAAAATCTTCCTGTTGTTCCCATCAAATCAAAAAGTAATGGCCTTCACATTTATGTATTTACAAAAGAAAAAGTACCTGCAACTTTAATTAGAGAGTTTTTGCAGAATTTATTATTTTTATTTGGACTGTCATCAAAGACAGAAATATTTCCTAAACAAACACAGCTGGGTATGAATCAAGATAATGTTAGAACATCTGGATCATTTATTAATTTACCTTATTTTAAAAAGACAGAACGTAAAGCATTATTACCTGACGGAAAAGAATTAGAGTTAGAAGATTTTTTAAACGTAGTAAAAGATAATCTACAAACAAAAGAATCATTACAAGAAGTATCTAATAAAAAAGTAAAAGAAATATTAACAGGTGGACCAGAAGATTTACTTGATGGTCCTCCATGTTTACAGATGATATGCAAACAGGTTCAGGAATCAGGGAACAAATTAAAAGATGAAAGAGATAGATTTTTATTTAACTACATGGTGTTTACTAAAAAGAAACACAAAGATGATTGGAAGAAAAAATTATTACAAGCTGCAAGAGATTTTATAGAATATGATGACACTTGGGGTGATGCTAAAGTACATGAAAAAATAAAAAGTTGGGACAAAGATACAGCAGGTCATACATGTCATGACTTACCTATCTCTGCTTATTGTGCAAAAGGAACTTGTCTTAGAAGAAAGTTTGGTATTGGTAGTCATAAAGAAAGCAGTTGGCCTCAGATATCAGGTTTAATTAAAATAGATTACAAACCTGATCCAGAATATTTTTTTAACGTAGAATTATCTGACAGTAAGGTAGTTCAGATACATGCAAAACATATAAAAAAGATAGCAGAAATGAAGGAGATGAGAGCGCTTATAGCAGACCAAACATCTATATTTCCTCCTATCATTAAGAATAATGAATATCAGCCTATCCTGGACGCTCTATGGGCCACTAAAGAGGATATTAAACCACCTGCTGGTACTAATCCAATAGAAATGTTAAAAAAATATTTAGAAGATTATGTAAATGGACCAGAGGCAAAAACATATGCATCGTTTAAAAGTGGAGCTGTATTAAAAGATGATGAATATTATTACTTTGATTACGATAAATTTTACGAAGAGATAAAAAGAAATGAATGGACAAAAGATAGACCAAGAACAGGAACTTTAATTAAAACACATTTTAAAGGAGAGTTTGGTTTTCAAAAAAGATTTCCAAAAGGAGAAAATGAAAAATCATTTCCTGCAGTTAGGTGTTTAAAAATACCTGCTGATGATTTGATGAAAGAAAATATACCAGAGGAAAAAATAAAAATAGAAGATAAGGAGAATATAGTATGACGAAAAAAATACCAAGTGTATTTATATGTATGCCTACATACGATACAATGCACGTAGCAACATGTTTATCATTATTAAAACTTTTTGATAAATTTACACAAGCTAAAATAAAAGTAGAGATAGGAACTTTTAAATGTCCATACGTAGGTTATGGAAGAAATGTTTTAACTGCAATGTTTTTAGAATCAGGTTATGACTATCAATTGTTTATAGATTCTGATGTAGAATTTGATCCTAAGGTTATAGGTAGAATGATTTTATCTGGAAAGGATTTTATATGCACACCATACAGAAAAAAAACTGAAGACAATACAATTAAATATTCTGTAGCTTTTAAAGACCCAACAGATATTAGAATAGATGACAAAGGTTTGACTGAAATAACAATAGGTCCTGCTGGATTAACTTTGATAAGTAGAAAAGTCTATGAAAAATTAATAAAAGACCACCCTGGTTTAAAAATAAAACAAAAAGAAATTATATCTGAGAAAGCTAATTCATACTTTTATAATTTTTGGGACACAGTTTTTGATAATAAATCTGGTTATTGGTGGGGAGAAGATACACATTTTTCTAATCTTGCAACACAAGCAGGTTTTAAATTTTATGCTGTGGTTGATGGTGAAACAACACATCATGGTAACTTTGGATTCACGGGAACTTTATTAGATACTTTTAAAAGAACCGATGAAAAAGCCAATTAAAATATACGGACCACCTGGTACAGGTAAAACTTTTAGATTGCTTAGAAGAGTTAAAGCATATGTAAGGACAGGTACGCCTTATCATAAGATAGGTTATTTTGCTTTTACAAAAAAAGCAGCAGGTGAAGCAAAAGAAAGAATTGATGTAAATGAAAAAGAACTTCCATACTTTCAAACTCTACATGCATTTTGTTTTCATCTGTTAAACAAAAACGAAGAAGACATAATTCAACCACATCATTACGAAGCATTGGGTAAAATGTTAAACGTAAGAGTAAGTTTTAATGATAAGTATAATGAAGAACAAACACATTTCTTAACATGTAATAATCCATACTTTCAAATGATAGGCAAAGCTATTAACAAAGACATAGATATACGTGAAGAGTTTGATCTTAACGAACACGATAGAAAAGATATAGACTGGAATACTTTAAGTCATATTTATATAAACTTACAAGAATATAAAAAGAAAATGCATCTACTAGATTTTAATGATTTAATAAAACAAGCAATTAAATCAGATAAGTTTCCAAAGTTTAAAGCTATTTTTATAGATGAAGCGCAAGACTTATCACCTTTACAATGGCAACTGTATGATAAATTAAGAGAAAATTGTGAAGATATGTATTTAGCTGGCGACGATGATCAAGCTATATTTGCTTGGGCTGGTGCTGATGTTAATAGATTTATTAAAGAACCTGCTAATGAAAGAGTATTAAGATATTCAAGAAGAGTATCAAGGGCAGTACAAGAACAATCACAAATAGCTGTGAGTAAGATAGCAGGCATCAGGAAACACAAAGAATATCTTCCACGAGCGCAAGAAGGTCTTGCGTGTTATATAAATAATTTAGGACAAGTTGATTTGTCTCAAGGCAAATGGTTAGTGCTTACAAGAACTAAAAGTAATCTGTTAGATATTATGAAAGAATTAAAAAATAAAAATATTTATTATCAAAGTAACAAAGGTAAAAGTTTTAACGTTGGTATATACAATGCTGCCATGGCATATACAAAGTGGGTAAGAGAGGGAAAATTAGAAGAAAAAGAAATAAATGATGTTGTAGAATATATTCCCAGTGGCAATTGGAATCCTGAAAAAAGCTGGCACGAAATCTTTGTAGCTGATCAAAAAGAAATACTTTATATTCGAAATATAATTTCTGGGGGTGAAAAACTTTCTGAAAAAGCAAGGGTATGGCTATCTACAATTCATGCTGCAAAAGGTGGTGAAGAAGACAATGTAATTTTATCTTTACATCAAGGTGCTAAAGTACAAAAAAGTATACGTCTAAGTGTTGACAAACAAGATGAAGAGCATAGAGTGTGGTACGTGGGCACAACTAGAGCTAGAAATAATCTATATAAACTGAAAGCAAAAAAGAAAATAAAGGAGTATCAATTATGACAAATAAAAAAATGCTTGACGAAGCTTTTCCACAAGATAAACAAATTGGAGGATCCCACTACAAGGACTTTCACATTCAACCCTATGAATTTATTTCAAAAAATGATTTATCATTCTTCCAGGGCAACGTTGTGAAATATGTTTGCAGATATTTACACAAAAATGGAATAGAAGATTTAGAAAAAATTAAACATTATTGTGATTTAGAAATAAAAAAATTAAAAGATAAAAAATGAAGATACCTAAATATCTAACACAAACCGAATGGGTACAGCCCACAGAATATCCTGATCTAAGAGATTACGATGAGATTGCAATTGACTTAGAGACAAGAGATCCTGATTTAAAATCAAAAGGATCTGGTGCTGTTACAGGTAATGGTGAAGTTGTAGGTATTGCTGTGGCTACGTTTAATGACAAATGGTATTTTCCAATTGCTCATGGTGAAGGACCAAATACAAACAGGGTTAAAACTTTAGAATGGTTTAAAGATATTTGTGAATGTCCAGCTACAAAAATATTTCATAACGCTATGTATGATGTATGTTGGATACGTAATTTAGGTATAAAAATCAATGGTTTAATCGTAGATACAATGATTGCATGTTCTGTTTTAGATGAGAATAGATTTGCATACACATTAAATGCTTTGTCTTGGCATTATCTTAACGAAGGTAAAAATGAAAAAGCTTTAACTGAAGCAGCTAAGTCTAGAGGACTTGATCCAAAAGCAGAGATGTGGAAGTTACCTGCAAGTGAAGTAGGAGCTTATGCTGAAAAAGATGCAGAGTTAACTTTTAAACTTTGGCAACACGTTAAAAAATTATTATACGAAGAAGATTGTCAAGATATATTTAATTTAGAGACTGATCTTTTTCCTTGTTTGGTTGATATGAGATTTCTTGGTGTGAGAGTTGACGCTCAAAGAGCTCATACACTAAAGCGAGAGCTAACGACAAAAGAAGAAAGATTAATCCACCAAGTAAAAATAGAAACAGGAATAGAAACTCAAATATGGGCTGCGCGAAGTATACAAAAAGTCTTTGAACATTTAAAATTACCTTTTGAAAAAACAGCAAAGACTGGTGCACCTTCATTTACAAAAAATTTCCTTTCGAATCATGAACATCCTATAATTCAAAAGATAGCAGAAGCTAGAAGAATAAACAAGGTTAATACAACTTTCATAGATACAATTTTAAGACATCAACACAATGGTAGAATACATGCAGAAATAAATCAAATACGTTCTGATGATGGCGGAACTGTGACTGGCAGGTTTTCATATTCTAATCCAAATCTACAACAGATACCTGCAAAAGATCCAGAAACAGGACCATTAATTAGAAGTTTATTTATACCTGAAGAAGGTTGTAAGTGGGGAAGTTTTGACTACTCGCAACAAGAACCAAGATTAGTTACAGAGTATGCATTAAGATTTGGTTTAGCTTCTGTAAATAAAATTGCAGACGCATATGATTCAGATCCTAAAGCAGACTTTCACCAGGTTGTAGCGGACATGGCAAAGATACCAAGAAGTCAAGCTAAGGTAATTAACCTTGGATTGTTTTATGGTATGGGTAAAGCAAAGTTAGAAGCAGAGTTAGGTGTAAGTTCAGTTAAAGCTAAAAATTTATTTGATAGTTATCACGCAAAAGTACCTTTCGTAAAACAATTAACAAATGAATTAATGAGAGCAGCACAAAGCCAGGGTAGAATAAAAACTATTTTAAATAGAAAATGTAGATTTCCAAAATACGAACCCATATTAAAAGGTAATGATTGGGGTAGATTTGTACCAGCACAAGATCATGAAAGAATGTTAGAACTACAAGCCATGGGTCCACATATGAAAGATGAAGAAGGAGAATTTATTTTAGATAAAGATGGTAACAAACAAAAAAATTATTGGCATGAAAACGGTCATCGCAGAGCATTTACATACAAAGCATTAAATAAATTAATACAAGGATCAGCTGCAGACATGACTAAAAAAGCTATGTTAGAATTATACAAGGAAGGCATCACACCGCATATACAGATACATGATGAGCTTGATATATCTGTTGAATCAGATGAACAAGCTAATAAAATAAAAGATATAATGGAACATGCAGTTGAATTAAGAATTCCTAATAAGGTTGACTATGAATCTGGACCGAATTGGGGTACAATAAAATAAGGAGAAATTATGGCTTACTTAAATGCAAATATTCCTGTACAATATGCTCAAATAAGAAGGGAGTATTTATATGATCTTAAAAAACATAAAGGAGAAGTTGAAGACTGTATTATCTTTGGCCTCACAAGCATGGGCGGCCGTGCTATTCTATGGCACGCCATTATGGAAAATGGTGCAGTCTTTTATCGTCTCCCAATTACGGCTTTTATTCAACGTGGTTTTCAACCGAAAGATGTTCCACATAAAAGACTTGATGAATTGGAACTTTGGAATTCTTTTAGTTATTATCCTGCTGTTACTACTTGGAATATTTTAAGCGCAGCATCTGGCAAATACATAGGAAAAGATAAAAAATGGCATAATGGGTCCTATTTATTTACTGTTGACTGGGCTCATCCAGAGGGTAATATAATAGATTCTGATCATTCAGAAATACCACACGAACACAAGTGTGCCCACATAATAGCTTTAAATGACGGCAATTATGCAGCTCAACCCAACAACAGATGTATTTGGGATCTGCCTTCTTTCACAGTAAAGGACAACATTCCTGACTGGAAAGTACAGACTAACGAGTGGAATGTAGAGGATACTGGTAAATGGAAGACAGAGGATACCGATAAATTTTTCTACGAAATAGAGGAGAAGAAACATGATTAAACAACCACAAGCAAAGATGTGTGATTTATGCGGACACAAGATAAGTCATCACGTTCACGAAGGTATTAATAAATGTGCTCACTGTGATTGCAGTTTGAGTCAGGCACCAGGAAACAAATGGTGGGAAAAAATTATTAGTTGGTTAACGTAATGATAGGGGTAGCCAGGATGGATTATAGATTCACAGCAGTGTTAATTATTGCTCTTTGTATTCTGGCATTTTGTGGAGGACCAGTTAGATGAGCGACAAACCATTAAAGCTATCGGAGGAGGCTGCCGTGCAGATGCCGATGAAGACGGTTGCTAGTTTGATAATTATCGTAGCACTCGGCACCATGGGTTATTTTCAAATATTAGAACGTTTAAATATTGCAGACACCAGACTTCAGATAATGGAAAAAGATCTGGAAGAGAATACAGAGTTTAGAATTAAATGGCCACGTGGACAGATGGGTTCATTGCCTGCGGATTCTGAGCAATACATGATGTTGGAGGATTTGTACAAGACCACGGATCGTATAAACAAACACATCGAGGACATGGCTTTAAACAAAGTCAACATAGAATTTTTATCAAAACAAATGGATAAAGTTTTAGTAGATATAGAAAAATTAAAAGATGCAAACAGGGATATGAAATACAATGGCAACGGGACGAATCACTAGAAAAGTTTTAGACTACATATCTAATATAAACAAAGAAGCTAAACAAATGCAAATGGCAAAAGATTTAAAAAAAGAAGTAGAAACTGGCAAACATGGTACACAAAAATATGTTGTCAAGCAAGGTGAAAACAAAGGTAAGATTTTATGATTGAAGTTGTGGTGGCCCTTTTGATGTTTGTAAACGGAGAGATCAAAGAGGCCCGTTATCAAGCTGAAGGTATGGCACAATGTTTACGTGGTAAGCGTCAGGCTGAGAGACAATACAATGAATCTGTATCTTATAAATGTTATAAGGGTTCAGCAGAACTAGAAAAAAATATCGATGGATCTTTATCTATTAAAAAGTTAATATTAAATTAATGAAACTTACAAGAAACTTTTCTCTT